GTTGCGTCAACAAAGACAAGCGTTGCAGCAGCGTCTGCCGCCAATGTTCCGTCCTGTGTTTGCGAATTAATCTTTGAGCCGTTGCGAGCCACTGTGACTGTGCCTGCACCAGCGTTCTTGATAAAGACTACGTTGCCTGCTGATGGACTAGCAGGAAGAGTAATTGTCACTGCGCTGCTTGAGTTCACAATAAGCTGGTCGCGGGTTACTGCTGTGTACGCAGTAGTCTTGATAGCAAAGTCATTGAATGCTCCACCAACTCCTGCGCCTAGCTTGGCAGAAGTAATAGCGCCATTAGCTATTTTACCCGTAGTCACTGCTAGGTTTTGCAGAGAAGCTGTAGACACGCTGTTGTCAGGGATAGTCCCTACGCTTGTCTTTACAAACGCAGCTAATACCATCTCAATAGCAGAGTTGTTTGGGGGTGCAGAACTAAATGTAACTGTAGTGCCTGATACGTTATAGCCTGATTTAGACTGATAGACCCCATCTATGTAGATAAACAGGTTATTCTCAATAGCAGCTTCTGGCAGCGTAAACTCTAGGGTAACGCCATTGCCTGTAAAGTCATATACGTTCAGGTCTGTGCTATCTACTGTAACTACTTCACCTTCATACAACACTCTGATTTCAATTGATGCGTTCTTAGGTGGTGCTTCTGACAGGGTAACTAAGCTGCCTGATACTGTATACGTTGTGATCTGCTGGATAATGCCGTCAATGTTAACCTGAATCATTGAGACACTAGTCGATGGGCCACTGATAGAAAAAGCAGTAGTAGTGCCATCACCTGTAAAAGCATCTACGTTTAAAGTCTGTAAAGCACCATCAACATAATCCTTCATTAGCACAGCGCCACTACCGTCAAATGTAAGCAGCTTATTAGAGCGGTTAGCTACGGCAGGCAGTTGCATGTTAATAGTGCCAGGCTCGTTTAGAGGCCGTCTAATGGCCCTGTCAAAGTCTGTTTCAGTCTGCTGTAGGGCAATCCATAACTTGTTGAAATCGCCGTTAACATCAAGAGCTAGGAAGTCACCGCTATTCTGGTAGTTAGTAGTCCTAGATAAAGGCATGTCTAGGTAGACAGATATCTTATCGTTAAGCGCAGCCCCAGTAGCTAGGGTTACATTGCCCCCATAGGTAGGCACTCCACTAATTGTAAAGTCAACGCCTAGGGATATAGCTACCCCGTTCTTCAATACCTTTATGTCGGAATCAGCTAAAGCCGTAAACGTGTACGGGAATACTGTCTGCCCACTTGTAGCAGTATAATCATTCCTAGTTGTTGCTGCTGTTACTGTCATTTCTGCACCCCAATAATTGTGCTAATTATACTACATTCGAGTTTATAGATCACCGATAGCTTCCTCTACATAATCAAACGCCTTACTTAAACCAACATGATTTTGATAAGGTATTAACCTTCTAATTGCTCTAATATCTGCATCGGTCATATCTCCTTCTGACGAGATTGCATTAGCTGCTTTTATTACAGTAGTTAAACCGCTGCCTATTGTTGGGCCTAACAAAGATTCAGATACGCTTCTGGCTACCTGTCTACTAGCTTCTTCGCTGGTTCCTAGCAATGACCTCATGCCTACACTGTTTCCTGAAATTTTTGCTATAGTAGTGTCAGCTTCCATTAGCATCCCCATAACACCAGACCTTTCAATTCCTTCTAAAACCCATACGCTTGGGTCTTCACTTAACTCTCTACCTGCAATTTTTGCTTTTAAGTAGTAAGTAAACATTCCCATACCTACCAGAGAAGTAAACCCTCCAATGGTGTTGTGATCCTGTCGCTGTAGACCAGCAATTAGTACCCTTTGCGTTGCTGATAATATAAATGATCTAAATTGCCCTACAGTCTTGCCCATTTCCCTAGACATAAACAAAGGCTTCTCTTGGCCAGGAATAATAATTACTCGATCACTTTCCTTTCTAACCGCAGCCCCCCACATTCTTTCCAAATCTGGGCGATCCCAATTTTTAGCGTTGGTTAACCAAATGCCATCTTGGTTAGAGCCATATAGCTTTACTTGGGCATACATATCTTTTGCAGATTGCTCGTCAATACCTAGCCTAGCTAATCGTTTGTCATACTTGCCTTTAGATAACCCATCGAAAATAGAAGTCTGCATTGTGACTGCATGAAGCTGTTTCATTCCAGCAGTCCAATAATCAAGAAGGTTAATCTTGCCAAACTTACTAGCTCCAGCCCGAAGCCCTCTCTCTAGCATTGTCCCGCCTTGAGCGTAATCACCAACGTCTGCAATAACTTCTGACTTGCCTGACATAATGGCATCATTGCCTACACCGTAACGCTTCAACTCTGCCGCTGCTACTTTAAATCTTTTTGAGTTAGCCACTAGAGGAGCAAGGCCACTTTTAAATGTTTTGCCAAATCCTTCTGCCATAAACACTCTAGAAACGTCAGGCAAACTGGATACGGTCACCCCACCCAATAATCTAAGGTAGTTTAAGTCTCTTGAAGATCGAGCCATTCGCGTCCAAATATTGTCTTCAGAAAATCCATAGACTCCGCGCATTCTATCTCGCATGCCTGAAATGTCACGAATATCTGCATCTCTTTGCTTTCCTAATCTAAGGCTTTCTTTAGGTGTAGGGGCTACTTCCATCTTATCTTCATACCAACGGCTAATGTCACGAATTTCAGCAGTCATATTTACATCGCCAAATTCCCTAGTCAATTCAACATCGGCAGCTACATTTTGCAAAAACCGTGAACCTAAAGTTTCAATGTCGTTTTCTAAAAATTCCTCAATAATTGCATCATCAATTTGGAAGACTCTGTTTCTCAGCGGGCCTCTTAAAGCTGTTCCTTGTATTCCCTTGTTATTTACGCCTCCACCTGGAGCGCCATCACCTAGCTTCCAATCATAAGGAAGTCTGCCATCGGGAGTGTTAGTAATTCTAGTGGCTATTTGTTTTGCAATATCGTCGTAGTCTTCTGGCTCAAAGTCTTTGCCTTTTTTAAACTCTGCCTTATCTATGATGGCTTGTAATCTAGCAATTTCTTTTGTAGTTTTACTGGTTACTTCGGCTTTGTTAAGCTCATCTATTTGCCTAGAAGCTGCGCTTGCTTCGTTAAACAATCTTTGATCTTTATCAGCCAGCCAAGTAGATACCTTTCTAACAAACTGCGGGTATTTGGCATTAATCTTTTCTTTATTCCAAACGCGGTTAAGGTAGTTGTTAGCTGTATGAATCTCTACATCTTCAGGCAATAACTTTAAAGCTACCATTTCATCTTTTAGAGGAGTGTAAAGTTCGGCATTCCACATGTCAGCAGAAGATTTAATCTGAGGAACATCGCTGTCTCCAATTCTAATAGCACTAGCTACAGCTTCATTAAACTTTTGACGCGGCAATTTACCACCAGACTTTTTGTACTCTACAAAAAATTCTTCGTTTCTTTCAATGGCAGTACCAAGCTTTCCTCTATGAGACATAGCTAAAGATTCAGCCGCTTGCAGAATATCGCCATCCATTTCAATGGGATTCTCAGCAAGACGAGATGCAATAATTCTAGTAAAAGGATTTTCGCTAGTAATTGTCCTAGACAAAGGGTCAAAGCCAACCCAATCTACAAGTTTCCGAGCAATCTTTCCTTTAACTTTTGTGTCTTTAAATGTTTTTGCAGCACCAACACTGTCAGTACCAAAAGCAGGAACGTCTGCATCGTCAATAACAGAGTTAACACCAGCAGCTATTTTTGGCTCTACATCCATAACGTCTACTAATGCTTCAACAAATTTTCCGTCAGCACCTGCACCAGACATTTTTGCAATAGATACTCCAAGAACTCCACTTAAAAAAGTAGACGCAGAAACATTAATTGCTGATTCACCAAAAGTTCTAGTAAGTTGTTGAGTATGCAAAGCCGCTTCTTGCACAGCAGTTTCTGCACCAATAACACTGCCTGTTACCATAGCTGAACTAAATATACTTCTTCCAGCTTTATAGGTATTGGATACAGCCCCACCAATAGTTAGAAAAGAAATAGGATCAAGAATCATTACAGGAAGCCCTAATGCAACGCCTGTAGCACCAGCTTGCGCCATAATGTCTTTGTCTGCTCTTTCTTTAGCTACCTGTCTTCTAGTTGCTAAAATTTCGTCTTCATTATCGGCATACAAGGCTTTTGACACAAAAGCTTTATCAGACTTTTCTTCTTCAGTAAAAAAAGAATATGCATCAAAATCAGGGTTGTCTTTTGTTTCAGGCAATCCTATTTCTTTGTTTAACGCAGAACCAATAATATTTTCTTGTCGCCAATAAGCTCCTAAAGTTTCCGTAACAGTAGGCTCTTCTTGAGTGTCTAATACAGGGTCGTAAGCAGCTTTATTTAGCAAGCTTAACGATTCGTCTGAAGGAACAAAGGGCATCTTAGTTACCTTGTGTTAAAACATTAGTTATAGGTTCGCCAAAGTAATGGTTAAAAATAATTTCAGCATCTACAGGGCCAACTTTATCAACAACAATTTTATATTTATCCTTCCATTGTTTTGCAACAGTCTTGTCTGAAAGCATTTCCGAAACCATGCTAGAGCTTATAGGTCTTGGCAGCATTGCAAAGTCTTCAGGAATTACGCCTTTTTCTTGCTCTTTCTCTGTAGCAGAAGGAGAAATTATTACAGCTCCAGCAACAGGCGCTTGCACATCTTGAAATTCAACTAGATTTTCATTAATCATGTCGTCTATTTCTTTCATTTCTTTAGCAATGTTTTGTTGTTTTTTACCTGCTTGTTTCATAGAGGCAACGTAGTTATCGCTGGCTTCTGTAACAGAATCTACTACATAGTCATACGCATCAGCTATTTGATTAAGACCCCATTCAGCGCCAGTTTGATCTATAAGTATTTTAACATTCTCAATAGTAATTAATGATGGAATTTTAGAAGCTGCATCTATGCCTCTTCCTATTAGCGCAAAAGGACTGTTAGAAGATTGCAAAGCTTTTCGCATAGCATCTTGCTGACTTGTGGTTAAACTTGTTTTGCTTTTAAACTTTTTCTTGCCATACGGAGTTTCTATTGCTGCCAATTTTTCTAAATGTATGTTTTCTTGGTAAAGAGCAGTTGCTCCTTCTACATCAGGTCTAAATCTGTTTGTCTCTCCGCCTTGCCCATCATCCATAAAAGGGCTAATTAAAGTGCCGTCAGGAAGTTTTTGCAATACTCGATAAGTAGGTTTGTCTATACTAGCGCCTCTACTTGTTTCCCCGTCAGATTCTAAATGAATATCTTTTGGAAGAACTGGGTTTTCTTCTGTTGATAATATATCGACTAATTCTGTTTTGACGTAACCAACCTCATCACCTACTGCATAATACTTATCAACAGAATGATGCATTAAGCCAAATTCTTTGGTATTGCCCCAATTAGCCTTTATAAGTGCCGCAGCTTTTGACTTTGCATTTTCTAGGGTGTCCATTCCGGCAAGGTAATAACTCTCAACTAACTTGCCATAATCTTCAGTCATCAACGCAAAGCCCCGTGTTCCTTTAACGTCTGCTTCAGACGCATAAGAAAAAGGCGACCAGCTTTCAAATATGCTAGATGTTTCATCAGCATAAGATTCAGAAAAATCGTTTTTGTTATCCTTATCTTTAATTTCTTCTTGCCTAGCTCTAACCATAGCAGCTTGAACAGGCGTTCCAGGAGTAACAATTTGGCGAGCTTGTGCAATTGCGCCTTCTGTGTCGTCAGTATATTTATCTAAAGTATTTACCTGACTAGCAAAAGCTATTTCTGTTTTATTAAAGGCGCTTTCTCCAACGCCAGGAATATCTTGTATGGCATCTATTGTTCTTGATGCGCTTTCAATGTCTATTACGTCAGTAGATTTAAGTTTGTTTGTTAATTCTTGCTTTAAAATAGATGGAACTTGACGAACTTTTTTAACAAAATCTGCTTGAGTTGCTCGTCTTTCATCTAAATCATCAGGCAAGTTCATTAACGCATAAGCGTCATTAACATTAGCCGGAGTAATTGGATCGCCATTAAGTCGAGGAGTACCATTAAGAACAGCTTGGACGTTTGCAATGCCGATTAATTTTGTATGATCTTTTAAATATGCGGAATTAATTTCTTTTCGTATAGTAGTAAGTTCGTTACCTGTTATAATTTCTCTGTTAAATAAAGAAATAGCTTGATCTGCTTGTTCCTCAAAAGAACCTACGCCTAAATTGATTGCGTTTCTTAAATCGCTAATTTCTAGCATTTGTTCGCGGGTCTGTTGGTTTTGAGTCTTTTGGTATTGAGTTCTGACAGAATTAATTTTAGACTGAACAGAAGCAATAACTGTAGCTTTTTGTGTTGCGTTCAAATCAGACAGGTCAACAGAGTCGCGCAAAGCAGTAACAAATGCGTCAGCTTTCTGCAACTTTTTACCTGTAGTTCCTCCTTCGGCAAACAAGGTTCTATCAATCACCCCAAGCTGCGTTTGTATAGTTGCTGTATCTCTAACTCTGTTTAAATTTGAATCAACTTTTTGCTGATCTAAGAACCCAGCTTTTACGCCTTCTGCGCCATCTAAGATTAACTGCATCTCAGCTTCTCTTGCAGAATCTGTGTCTCCATCAAAGTATAAATTAGAAATGTTGTCTTCAGCGGCAGCAAATCCTTTTGCAAAAGAAGCGGCAAGAAACTCGTCTGCTTTTGTTTTTGCAGCGGCATTTACTCGCCTAACGGCTGCGCTATTAATTTGACTATAATAACGGTCAGCTTTAGCTTTTACTACTTCTGGCGCATTTTTAAGCAAACCAGATACTTTTGCATCTACTTCAGTTTGATAAGCAACAAGATCATCAGGGTTATTTGCTTGAGAATCTAAAACGGCATTTTGCATATCGCTGGTTACTCCAGCATAATAAGCACCAACTGCCGCGTTGTTATACTCTGTGCCACCCCAAGATAATGCGCTCCTTTTCTCTAACTCTGTGCCTTCTTCCCTAGCTTTAGCGACTGCTTGTTCTGCCTGTTCAGGAGCGTCTGCTGCCGCTTTAGCCTTACCTATGCCCACAGCAAGCTGGCCTACCTCTGAAGATAAACCTGCTAATGCTTTAAATCTATCGCCAACAGTATTGTCTATGCTAGTAGGGGTAAACTTACCGTAAAAGCCAATTGGTTTTTGTGCCATCTTTATAACCCTTTATGTTTTTCGATCTTGAGCAGCATTGTATGCTTGTCCAGTTTTTGCAGCACCAGAGAGCAATGTACTAGCGGCTTGAAGATTACCTGCACTTCTTGCAGTTGCACCTTGGCGTTTAAACTGAGCTTGCTTTAAACGAGAGCTTAAACCAGCCATGCCTTCACTAAGACTAGCTTGTTCAGCAGAACCTAAAGCAATACTAGCAGGAGTACCTTCCATGCCTATGTTGCCAGCAGCTAATGCAGCATTGTTAGCAGCTAAGACTTTATTTAGTTCTTGCCTACGTTGTAGCTCAAGAGATTCAGCAGCAAGCTTTTCCTCTTCTGCGGCTCGATTCATTTCTATTTGCTGTGCTTTACCAGCGTTTCGTTGTCCCACTGCTGTTGTAACAGTTGAGATAGCAACAGCCGCTACGATTACCCACATTGGACGTTCTCCGATTCTAAAATTTGTTTACCAATTTCTTCTGGGTCTGTAAGGTCTGTAGGATGAAACCCTACCCAGACACAATCAGTTTCTGCATAGATAATGCGTTTAGTACCTGGTATTGTTTCACCAATAAAAGGCGCTTCAATTTCTTGTTCACCAAACTGACTTGATACTTTGCACTTACCTTTCATCACCATGTACATGTGACGAGTCTTGTGCAAAGCCCCTACAAGGCAAACGCCAGCGGGAATAAACAATTCTCTAGCATACAGGCCATCAGAAAAATGATGCTCTACAGCTAATTCTATAGTGTCGCTAGACTGAAGCATAGACTGAAACTTATAGATGTTGTCTTGAACTGCTAGATTCACGATGATTCTACCTCGTATTCAATAGCCTGTAGGTGTAATGGTGCTGGGTCAGGTATGGTAATTGTCGGAACTACGTCTATACCCCAGCCGTTACCACCATTGTTATCTTGAATAATACCAGTTCTAATCTCAAAAGGTGTGCCTAATGGACTATCTGCTGAGTCACCAAAGTTTCTAATAGGTACAGGGTTGCCGTCAACGTACACACCTGCGCTCTCATACACTCTAATGTTCATGCGTGTGATCTTCTTCTCTCGCATCGCATTGGGCGCAGTCGCGCTTGTAGAGGTGTTTAAAGGCATGGGTACTACCTTCACTACAAAGTTTAATCCAATTTCTAGGTTTAAGTTGCCACTTGATAGTTCTTCAGCAGTTAACGTAATAGTGCCTGTGTTAGACACTGTACGCTTATCCAGGTTGTTGCCATTGCCTATAACGCTCACAATGGCCCCGTTAAGGTGTTGATGCCCTAGAGACACTGTAGTGCTAGACACGTTATTAATTTTAACTGATGCGTCTAATAAATGTTTAAAGCTCCATCGGTCTAAAGAGTACCTAAAGTTAATACCATCGGTAATGTACCGAGTAACTACATATAGCTCGTTTTTAACTACAGAGGCAGATACTAGTAACCTAGGTATTTCTACATCACCAGTAAAATAGCCGCTTTTAGAATTAATGTAAGACGTAAATCCATTAATGTCCTGCGCTCTTACAGTGTTTAATACAGCGCCATTACCATCTTGGTTAATAATAAAGACCCAGTTAGAGTCTTCTGCTGTAGTGCCTGACAATACTGCTACGTCTTGCGGTACATCAATTAGCTGAGATGATAAGACAGAGATGTCATTAGAGGTATATGCGTCCTCATTAAAGTTAAACACATATTGCCGTAATGTCTTACCATTCTGATCAACAAACAACGTAGCGCCATCTAATGATTTAGCTTCTAAGTAAGACGATCCATGCTGTGTCTGGGATATAATAGACACTGTAGTAGGGGTATTACCTTTAACTAAGAACTCTGCGCCTGTAGTAAACACCTGTAGGCCACGATCAGAGTTAATGTCTACAATCTCTGTTTGACTGCGAGATGTAATGTTAAGAAACATACCTTCATCGTCATCGCCCTCTTCAAAGAAGAAATCAAAGAATGATCCTGCTTTAGAAGCAAATAAGCTTTGAGTTTTAGATTTAGCTCCACCTAACCATAAACGGCCTTCGTGGAATGTACCCATCCTTGGGTAACCACGATTCGCACTCCAAACATCTTCTTTTCTAGGTGAACCTTGCTGGTTAACAACAAAAGCAACTGTATTATTTGCGCCTTGAGTATCCGAGGTTGGGAAGCCTGACCATTGCTCAAAATTTTTGGCTGACTCTCCAGATACTTGAATAACAAATGTTGAGTTATTAGAAGACGTAACAGTTACTCCAGAATCCCCAAACACAGGCATGTCTTGTAAATTCCGCTGTACACTGGCTGCTGATGAAGCGGCACTTCCGGTGCGAGTTATGGTTTTGCTTATTACGCCTTCCACATCTATTTGGAATCTATCGCCTTCTGAAAAATTATTTAAAGTCATTGTTGTTTGATAAGTCACCGGAATAGGACTTAAAGCATCGTTATAATCATATTGAGGAACATTAAGATAAGGAATCTCATCAATAGCAAAAGAATCCCCAGTATTAATAATTCTTTGTGACGCATAGTTTTCATGAAACATAAGCATCACGTTTTCAGTTTGGACATCACGAACTTTAGCAATTTCAGTAAACCTGTACGGAATAGACAAATTAGCGACTAGCACAGTCTCTGTAATTGTTTCGTAAGGGATTCTGTAAATAGCTAGGTTGCCAACAGGAGGAGCGTTAGTGGCGCTATATGGGGGTTTTGAAGTGCCTCCACCAGTAGCTACGCACAAGTAATGCCTATTGTCTTCTACACTAAAATCAAAAGTTTTAACGTCAGAAAAGCTTAAATTATCATATTGAACATTTAATGCACCTATAGATACATATTGAGTTGCTCCACTCCAAGCAGCAGCTAGGCGAACTAGTCGCACATAAGGCGTAGCTACAGTGTCTGTAATTTTTACTCTTAAAGATTGAGCTTCTGAACTGACAGAAATGCTGCCACGATCAGTCCAAGTAGAGTTATTAGAAGATGTTTGTATTTTAAAAGATGCTGTATTTGCGTTAACAACAGACAATTGAATATTAAGCACATCAATAAACATCATGCCTAAAGTGGTAGCACTCATATCGTAATGAGCAACAACGTACTCGTTAGCATCTATAGCCGAGGTAGTAAGTGTTTTAGTAGCTGGATTAAAATCATTTATATTAGCAACAGTACCGCCTTTAGGCATGGTAGCTGTAAACTGGCTGCTTAAATATGGCCCTATAATGTTAATAGGCTTATCTATATGTTCAGTGCCAGGTCTTCTTTTAACGCCACCCTGCGGAACAATGACTACGTTTTCAGCAGTAGATAGACCAGCATAGTATTGCTCTAGGTCTGTACGTCCACGCAAAAGCGGTGAAAGTTCGCCACTAGCAAAGTTAGTTTGAAGAAAATGGGATTTAGGCATTAACGCCTCACATTAATAAATGGCTGGCTTCTAAGCGGTTCGGTAGGATATTGTTGAGAGTCAGTATAACGCGCCATACGAGAAGCGTTTGTATACTTACCCGCATTAACTTCGGCTGACGCTGCACTATCTCTAATAGATGGTGCAAAATCCATAGCCAAAGCGTATTCAATCATTTTAGCAAAGTAGACAGGCCACTCGCTTTCAGACACGTTAGCAATGTAGTCACAATACAAAGGGCCAGACGTATTTGCATACACCTTATTACCATATATCCTGTATTGGATTGCCGGGTCTAGTTTAATAAGAACAAGCATATCAGTAGGTAACTGATACACGTTTTGATATTCGGTGCCAATTGGAGTTTCTGTAGTTAATGCTAACTGCGCTTTACGCCTAGCAAATCCCCACCGATGCTTGGTAAGTTCCATTTGGACAATGTTGTCGTACAGGTTTTTGGCAACAGTTTCTGCTCGTGAGTTTCCACTTAAAGATGTAATTGGTAAATCACCAATCAAAATTAAAGCGTTAGAAATTAACCCAATCTTTGTTGCCATAACAATTCCTTAACCTTGCGTTTTTGCTTTAATTATTTTCTGCCTGTTCTTTTCTTTTCACGAGCCAAAGCTTCTTTACTTTTACGCGTTCTTTCTTTGCCTAGAAACGTAGTAAACGATTCTTGAGTTTTATATTGTGTTATTAATTGGTCATAATTTTTGGCTTTGTTTTCCCGCGCTTCTACAAGCATTTTTGTTGTTACGCGGCCTGCCGCCTTTTGAGCTTTTTCTAAAGCTACTGATCTTTTATTTCTTTCAGCCGCTTTTAATCTTTGCTTTAACTGCTCTTTAGTTTGTTGTTTTTTATCTGCCATATAAACCTCAAATTATTATTTTGGCTTTTTAACTTTTTTTGGTGGACGGCCTTTAGTGCTTCCGTATGTACCTGTACCTTTTGGCATGTTTCTCTCCTTAAAGAAAGGGGGGCGAACCCCCCAGACGTTGTGCTTTTTTACTTTACGCGGTTACTACTATACCGGCAGCCGCTGTAATGCTTGTAGCGGTTTGAGTCTTGATGTAAGTTAAATGCACTACTGGTGCAGCAGCATTGGTGGTGTCTTTACAAATAATTAGATCACCTATGCTTAACTCACTGAGGGCCGCAAGAAAATAATCTGCGTTATCAATAACAGCCTTAGCATCAGTAGAAGTATACTGCCAAGTGCTGCCGCCTGTACCACTGCCGCCAATGCGACAAAATCCTGCTCTTGCAAATGCCATAATATTTTCCTTATGCTGTTTGAGTGTATTGAACTTTAACTAAACCACCTTCATCGCGCACAACAGAGCCAGCCTTCAGCATTCCGTTACACAACCAAGAAGTACGTTCAGCAACCCAATCAATTTCTGTTTTCATGTCAATACCAATGGCAATGCCAATAGCAGGACGTTGAAAGAAGTAAGAATCGACTACGGCACCAGCAGTGGTTAAACCACCTTCAATACGAGATTCAAGAATAATAAACTTAAAGCCGACTAATGTGTCAATCTCTCCGCTTACTAGAGCTTTAATAGCTTGATAGTCAGCAGAAGTAGCGGTTTCGTCATTAAGAAGTCCACCAAGACCAAGAGCGTTTACCGCAGCAAACAATTCTGAGTTAGGCACACCTTGATTACGAAGTTCAACTTGAGCTTTAATAACCTTTGCCATGTTAAGGTTAGTGTTGTTTCCACCCACGTTAGTGCCAATAGTAGCAGTTAGCGGAGTAGAGGCATCCATCGCATCAATAACAAGCTGGTCAGTTCTGCGACCTAGAGCCATAGCAATAGTGCTTGCTAGTTCTTGCTTCTCATCAAAGTTAACATCTTGAGCATCGAACATGTCGGTGTACTCAGGAGCATTCCAGTTACTTAAAGTTGCAGTTTTAAATTCGTGTGATACGTCCATAGGAGTTACTAGGTCAGAAGTAGACTTCTGGTTAGCAAGGCCTTTGCCCATACGACGGAATTTATATGTATCACCAACTACATTGTTGCGCTGAGTTACAGCACCTCTCAATAGGCCAGTACCTTGATAGGCATGCTTGACCATACTGTCAAATTCGGTGACAGCTACAGCAGATAGATTTTTACTCATGGGAGATTCCTCGAAAAAGAGTAATTAATAAAAAGTTTTTCAAGGTTTGTGCTGAGTACCCAGTAAATTGGTCAGCATTCAACCTAAATTTACCGGGCCTTTAAGAAAGGGTATCCAGTTATTGAATTATACCTTGAATACCCCTGTGTTATCAACCAACAGTCCGGTGATGTGGCGTATTTCCACCGTAATCCTGCATCATTTGTTTAATTTTTGCATCATGGCTTACACTAGAGCTACGGAGAAGACCACCTTGCTCATCTTTTTTAAACATTTCCGATTCAATATCAGACCAAGTTAGACCCGTAGGGCTTTCACCACCTTCAATTGGCAGTTTAGTTGGGGCTGTAGCTTTAACTAACATTTCAATTAATTGAACTGACTCTGCTGAAGTTACCAAACTACGAGCAGATTCAAAATCATCGGCACTCATATTGTTTTTCATAAAGCCCTCAACAGTTTTAATGCGCTGTTGTGCGTTGTCTCCTAACTTGGACAATTCTTGCTCTTGATTGTATTCTTCAGCTACTTCACCTTGAGTGCTTAACAATTGCCATGCATCATTAAATGCGTCTTGAGACATATTAGTATTGTTAGCAAACTCAGTTAACTCTGATAATAGTACATCATCAGACTCTATTCCTTCAGGGCCGCTGTATCCATCTTTAGGTGCGCCTGTAAATCCTCCAAACTTCTTTTCTAATTCTGTATACGCTTTAGCTTGCTCTGAAACAGATTTGTATTTGCTAGGGTTGTACCATTCGGGCATATCCCCAGCGCCTTTAATTCCCTCTGATAAAAAGTATTCGCCTTCATTCAATGTTGGTGATGCTTGATCCAACAGGGTATCGCTGGTTGTTTCTTCTGGTGCGGCCTGTTCTTCTAACATAATTGCTCCCAAGGTAAGTCAATAATCTTTCTTAACTTGCCCAGTGGTTGGTGTTTAAGTTTAATCTCGCATAATCTGCGCTTTCCATTTAGCAAGGCAAGAGAGTTAACGTCAATCCATTCAACGCTTCTGCCATTCCGATTACACCGAAATGCACAAAATTTGTGTACATAATCAAAGCTATCAAATTTATATTCTTTAGCTAGATCATCTAACCATGACATTTGAAATTCAATTTTGTCTAAATACCTTTTAGATTCTTCGCCTATAAGAACTTTTGGCGTAACTTTGACAGCACGTTTTGTAACTTCTTTAGTCATAGAATTTCTGCTTGGTTGATTTGATTAATAATAAATTTAATTACTCCAGATTCACCATTATGATAAGCAGCTTCATAATCAGCGTTAATAGAACCGAAAGATGTATCGTTGTCGTAAATAAACCTTTTGTGCAAATCAGCAATAACCTGCTTTCCTTCTTCAGAGTTAAAACATCTGTTGTACGCTTTAGCCAACTCAGCAGCCTGCGACCGTTTAGCCGCATTTTGCTGTTTAGCAGCATCAGGATTAACCGATACTTTATCTATTTCGTCCCAACTCATTGCATTGGAGGCTGTGCAGGTGGCATACCAGCCTGTGCAGCTTCAGCACCAGCTTGAATAACCTTTGCTTTTTCTGCGTCACTTCTAATTAACTCTGCTGGCATACCTGTTTTACCTCCTGCCCAAGTACCGAAGTCCTCAAGCTTAAACGCAATCTTGGCTTGGTCTGGCCCAGCAGTCTGAAGCACAAAGGCAACAGCTTGTTGAACAGACATTAAGTCCTCACCGTCTTGAGCTTTAGCTAATGGCGACAAAAACTTAATATCAATGTCTCTGCTGTTTAGCTGTATAGGGGTAATTAAACCTCTACGAGTCAAGATGTAAGCAACGCGCTTAATGATAGGGATTAACACTTCAGTCTGCAAGCGACCAAATGCGGAACCAATACGCTTAGACAGATCACGCGCATCTACAGCCACTTCAGTAGCAGAACGTACAGGGCCACCTGGATCACGCAGATCATTAAACAATGCACGTTTAATAGCGTTCTGTAGTTCAACAATTTCAAACTGAGCTAGTGATAAGTTACTGCCAGTGTCTAATCGCTGAATGGATGGGTTAGAAGAGTTGTTAGAACCTACAGGAATAACGATACCTGGACTAATAGAGATGTTATACGGGTTAGTTACACCGTCATCAGTAGCTGTGTACATACCCGCTAGGTCAATAGCAGCTTTCTGTAGTACAAATTCTTTAGCTTTGTTCAAAGAACGGACATCAGGAAGTGCTTGTAGTGCTGGGCCACGACCACGGATTTCACCAGACACCTTAGAGTAACGACCACTTACCCACGGGCTTGATTCCCCATAGTCTTGCATCCAGCTTATACGATCTTCTTTATCTATCCACACACAACCGTAGTATGTTTTAGCATCAGGCATATACACTACGCCTTCACTACAATCTACTTCAGTATCAGGTGAGTTCTTAATAACATTCTGAATTTCTGGCGAGGCTTTAAATCCTGGCCAGTGGCGCTCTAGGTTACGCGCTTTAACTTTGAATCTACGCCAGTGAGTCTCGATGTTTCCAAATGGGCCTTCTTCAAACGCTATTCCCTTTTGAGGAATGGCACTAAAGATAATCGGCATGTCATCATTGTTTTCTTCATCAATGCGTAGCGTACCTGTACCCACTAGTAGGTCAAGAGCATGCTCATAGAACTGTGTAGCAAAGTTAGAACGGTTAATGTAGTCAAAGATAATAACAGCTTGCTTCTCAAGGTTTGCACGAATGTCTTCTTCTGATACATCATACTGCCCTGTCTCTAGCATTTGTATAACTTGGTCTGACGGAGCAAAGGTAGCCCATCGTGCCCAAATAGGAGCTATGTTTTCCTGTAACTTACTAGCACCTTGCTGAATAGCCTCAAGAGCAGTAGAGTCAAAGATGCGCTCCATCTTCTTCTGGCCTTGGCGATTACTATCAAACAAGTTTCTATTTGGCAGGAAGTATTCATAGACATCATCTAGCATGTCTTGCCAAAGAGCAGCCGTCTCAAATGCTTTTGCTTCTCGTCTTTTTAAGTCTGTTAAAGACCCTAACTCTTTTGGCAATTCCATATTACGAGTTCCGTATTTGAGTATTAATAGGTCTTTGATAACCGCTGTTGCCAGTTCCAATTAAACCACTTGCTGCTGATCTTCCCATCCCGCCCATACCCATAATGCTGCGACCACCTGCATTTGCAGAACCGCGTCGAGAAGCAGATTTGCCTCCAGCAGTAGGAGCTTTAGCTAACAAAGACTTAGACCCTAGCGTACCTCTAGTAACAGCTTTAAGTCGCTTTTCCATATCCTCTGTTTCTTCGTCTAATGCTCTGGACTGACGCGCTGCCATTGATATTTCTTCAGCGTTAGGTTTAGGTGCTTTTGGAGATTTCATTACTCTTCCTCAAATATTTAAGCAGTTGATAAGGTGTGAGAATTAATGGATTGTTGATACCCAGTAATTGTTTGGCATGCCCCACACAAGTATTCAGCATAAACAAAGACCGTTTAACAGGTCTTGACTTATAACCAATTACAATAGAATTGGGAGTGATTATATCATTTTTGTCTATAGCGTTAAACAAATCAAACCTTTCGCTAGTTCTGCCGTAGACAATGAAGTTATGCACTTCAGGTTTAATCACATAGCAATGTCGTATGCCTGATTTTAAAAACCACGACCACCAGTGCTTATCATCGTCCTCAAAGACTACATACATATCATTTGAAGACATTAAAGCCTACTTTAGCTGTAATAGGTTTATCAAAACTACCAGACCTAGACAATGCTTGCCTACCTTCTCCTTCACCTTGTAAAGCGTACTCTAATGCTTCTACTGGGTGAGAGTATTCATTCTTATCTGGCTCATCAGTGTAGCGTTCACCAGTAGTCTGTACTCTACGGTAGCAGAAACCACCTTGTAGACCCTTACGGATCATAGAAGCTTTGGGTAAGACAGTGAATCTAGGCTTCCCGTCCATACACATCTCTTTCATGGGGACTTCTAAGGCTGCTCTACGCTTTAATGGGTCATTACTTTGTGTAGGGTAGCAAGGTATACCTGCGGCACGCATGATTTGGAACGGGGTTTCACTGTTAGATTGATTTTTGTTCTGTCCACTAGGATCGCCCCACCCTTTAAACTCGTGATCAGGGTACATTTCTTCGATATATCTTTTAAGTGTAGGTGCAAAGTCTACTGCTCCTGAGTCTGTGAGTACCATTTCATCGAAACATACCCAACGGCCAATGGAAGTACGCTGTAAAAACGCACACGCGGGAGTTCTACCAAAGTCAAAGCCAAGCACAATAGGGAAATCCTTGCTTGGTTGGAAATCAAGGTGCTGACAGTGGACAGAATCTGTATACATTGGGTGTACAGGCTTGCCGTTTGATACGAATCCATACTCATTGGCTAGGTTTACCTTAATCCAGTCGTTAGTTTTACCGCTAAGACCACGTTTATAGTATTGATCAGGCAGGTTAAACAGGTTCTCAGCATCCTCATTGATCTTCCAGTCCTCACCATCCTTGTATACACCGCCAGGTTGCCTAAAAAATGACCAATCTTCAGGGCGTTCTATTTCAGCTAACTTAAAATACCAGTGGTCTTCGTCAGGGGCGTTACTGTCACCGATGATTCCGTGGTGCGTAGGGCGCACTCCTTCCTTGTTAGAGGGGTATCTACCATGTCTAAGGTCTAACATGTCTAATACAGCCTTAGAATGCTCCTTAGTCTCGTTTAACCATACCCATGTAGTCTGTATACCACGCGCTTTCTTAACGTGTTCAGGGCGATCAAAGGCGATAAAGACAACATCACACTCAACTCGTGTACCGTCTTCAAGGTTAAAGCGTAGGAAGTGTGTAGGAGGTTCCTTATTACCCTGTTTAAAGTCCCCTAGCTCCCCATGTATCTCTAGCCAGTCTTTGATCGTAGTAGAGAACAGTTCAGAGTAGGTGTTACGGGCAGCAATGACACGACTAAGGCGTACACCATAGTTCTTGTGTTCAGGGTCAGACACAGGCTTCTGCTCACACATCAGGTCAAATAATTTTAAGATGCATTGAACTGTCTTGCCAGAACCTAGCGGCCCCATTATGAAGGAGTTTCTAGCCCTACAGTCAGCAAAATCCTGTAAGACCTGGCCCTGTGGCATTAGGTTGTATTCAATTTGACTCATTTTAATAGAGACTTACTAGGTTTAGATGCCAGCTCATTTTGTGTTGCTCCACCGCTTGCTGAACGGCTCCTAGCAAATTCATCAGCTTCCTTATAAGCTTTAGGGGCAAATCTAGGAAACTGCAAACCGCTAAATTCTTCATATTTTTTAGCTTGCTTTATAGCTTCTTTTTGGTCTACTAAAGTAGGTTCGCCTTTAGCATCCCACCATATAGAAGGAATCACCATTACCCCTCCGTCTGGGGCATCTACAGTAATTAAATACTCAGTAGATGGGTTTCCAAACCCTACATCTTGTGGCTTATGCTTTTTGGGGTTAAAAGGCTCCACTTGTTTATCAATTAACGGCATTACTTTTTACTCCAATCAATAGCGTCATAGTTGTTCTTAAAAGCATCTCTAGTCTCTTGAGTAGACTTTCTAGCGTGACTACCCTTACCCCCATTAGACTCAGGGAAGTGACGATCTCGATCCTTCTTAGGTAATTTATGTATTAGATTCGGGCCTTTCATATAAATCCTCAATATGGTCAGACACCAAATATAGCACTTCTCGCATAGCAAAAGCATCCCTGTCTAAGAATGCATCTATAAAAGCTTCTATTATTTCCGAGTCAGTGTCGTTTAATTCGTACTGTTCCCACATAGCCAATCCTCTAATATCATCTGTTTACACAAGTCAATGTAGAATACGCTTAATTTGTCTTCTAAGCTACTTTTGTATGATACCCCACTATCATCAATGGTTATTAGTATATGTGCCTTAGAAGCCTTTATATGGCCTTCTAGCTCATCTTCTAGGTATGGGTGGAGCTTTATTATCTTGCTCACTTTTTTTTTGCCTCAGGCATATATACCATATCACTTTCCATCTTCGGGAGGGGGGGGTCTACTTATCCACAGCTTTTCCACAGACTTTTCCCCAGCTTATACACCCTTTATACACACGTTATGCACACTTGGATATCCATACAGTACTGGCTATGCATACAGTGGTTACAGTTGGGCATCATCCGTATCTGTATCTGTGGACTGACTGCCGTCATACCTTTTGCGCTGTACGCTAATAGTGAGCGCATTATTAGACTGGACCTCTATGGCCTTCAATGATGGCTGTATGTACTTGGTCACTCGGTCGAAGGATTCAACAGCCGCCTTGTAGTCTGATAGCTCACCCGATGATTCGGCGATAGATTTGATCTGCAAGCTTCCTTCTATCATTTCCATGACAGGATCGAAGTCAGGGTATTTCTCCGATAACCTGTCTGCTAATAGTCTTTTTAATGGCTTGTTGCCTGATCCTTTGGGCCTTCCAATTGTTGCCATACTATCCCTCTCTC